ATGGGCTTTTTGCGTTTTGGGGTTGTAGGTCGTGATAAGCGTAGCGCCATCCGACGTTTAAGAGAGAGTCCCTCGGCAACAGCTAAACCTGCTCACTTCACCTTGCGCAAAAGGAATGTCAGCGCTACGCGCTTTGTCATTAAACTTTTGCACGATATTCACCTTGCGCAAAGGAAACGCTCTCACTGCGTTCGTTGTCGTTAACCCTTTGCACTATATTCACCTTGCGCAAAAAGAGCGTGTTCGCTTCGCTCATTGATGCCGCGCGCGAAAACTTAACACCTATTGTGCGAAAATTGCGAAAATTCATAATTTTACTATGTTAAACACAATTTCAAATGCCGAAACGTCTACAAACCATTTATACTGACTCGATGTGTCTTAATCCAAGGTTTGCTAATGTTAGTTCGAATAGGGAAAGTACTTTTTGCTATTATGGTTCTAGGTGTACTTTTACTTAATACCTTTCTTCTTGACTCGCATATAAAATTTTCTAAAGAGAATCAAAAGCCAACTGTTGTATTCAAAGAAGTAGAAATACCAACATCGACACCAACTACATCGTTCTTTTTTAGGTGTTTAGAATATCGTCGCCCACAAGCTACAGACTCCTATGCATTTAATTCAAAGGAAAATGAGCCAGTTAAAAAAAGTGATGTTGAAGCATGTAAGCAAGCAGCTATAGAGTTAGCGGAAAAATAGCTAAACCTCTATCTCTGTATACGGTAGGTCTGGTGCTGGGCCTACTATGCGATCATTCTCTATATAAGCACTGCCACTTTCTACGCTATCACCTAACACAGTGCTTTGGGTTTCATCTGAGTGTTGTACTAAGGTTGTGCCGTCTTGGTTGACGGTGAGCACTTTCACAATGCTGCGCTGAGTTGTAGCCAGTACCGTGCCGAGTCTATTTAACGCGTTAGACATTGCTGATCACCTTAATGGTTTGGTTTACTGTGATTGCACCTTGATTGTTGATTGAGGCACTTAATGTTGTGCTGTCGCAGGTTGCTTTATAGAGCGAGTCTGAATAGTTGATCCCAACGAGCATACTGGGCCTAATCGGTGGCAAGGTTGAGAGTAGCTTAGTTCTAATAGTGGACTCTTGTTTGTTGCCGCTTCTGGCAAGTTCACATGTACCACGTTGACGAGCGGCTTGATTGTCTGTGATTAGACTGTCAACAATATCTCTTGCATACATATCGCCAGCGGTGCCACTGCGCTTGATTTTACAGGCTACGCCTTGTTGTTCTCCACGTACAAACACGGCATTGTATTCAGGCTGTATTGTATCGCGGGTATTGTGCTCAAGTATCAACGACTCGTTGAGTATTACATCAGGTGTTGCTTGCTCAGCACTCCATGGGTTAACTGGCCACTCTGGCACAACAGACACTTTTTTATTTGTATCGTCGATATCAAGTATTGCGCCAATGCTGTTGGCTACTTTTAATAATGCAGTAGCGGGTGTTAACCCTCTATAACTAAACGCGCCTTTTGGCACTGGATAATCAATCATTTGATTGTCGAGTGTCCAGCCAGAGTTTTCTAAAATGTCGCTCATGATACCAGCGGCGGTTTTATCAACGCTGTTGGTGTAGTTAGTTGCTCTTGCATATGGCGCAGAGAGTAGCGCAAAGCGGCTGCGTATATTGGCTGAATACGAGCTGTTTGCGAACTTACTACTTGTAGCGGCTTGTTCGCACATCACTATAAACTCATAGCCATTGATTGTTAGCTTTAGTTCATGGCCTATCGCACGTTCCATATCAATGCGAGAGCAAAACTTAATATTGCCCGTTGCACTGAATTGCCCGCGAGTAGATGTGTAACTAAATTGGCTGAGTAATATTTGCTGAGCGTTATCAACTCGCTCACAGGTAATGGTCGGTTGCATGATGTAGGCTCGTTGTAGTTGTGGCTCTATTGGGATTTTTCTATCAATGGGTGGAATGTCATCATCAGAGCGAATGAGTCCACCGGGTAAGCCCCAGTAGCAAACTTGAGCTATGTTTTTTAGTTCAAGTTTTATTGGGCTAATGTTTGTTGTTGCCTGCTTCTTAAACGAAACAAGTACTTTACCTCGATAAGGGTGCGTGTGACGGTAGCAAATATAAGCTCGGTCAGTCGGGCCATATCGAACAGTAATTGCACGCTCTATACTGGTTGAAAGTCGCCAATGTTGAGTTGTCTCTATTACGTCCAGCGGGTATCTTAACCACGTCAACAGGTGTTCACTCTCGATGTATCTACCATTGAGCCATGAGATTAATGTTTCACAATGAGTATGCAGTAAAGCGCTAGACCAGAGTAACGTATTCATGGTGCTAAAGTTGTGACTTTCAGTAAAAGGAAACTGGAACTGGTGGCTGAATACTTGGCGATATGATACAGAGAGTATGCTTAATTGAGTCATCGTTTGCCGTGTACTAAAAGCAAGATCGCAGCTTGTGCCTATCTCTTTTGAGTCATCGACACCAAATCGAATTAAGATAGGCGAGGTTCGATGGGTAGAGCGCTTGCTGAGTATTACCTTTATCATAACCAGACAACTTCTGGTGCACAGTTATCAACAGCTTCAGCCTCAAGCTCTCCGCGCTGGTCAAGTGCAACAACGAGGAACTCATGTGTTGGCTTAGCATCGTATGTACGAATTTCACATGTACGCTCTTTGGTTGATGCAACGCCAATGAGCGTGTAGGTTTCTTTGTCGAAGACCAATACAACTTCACTACTCGTCGTTCGCTGTGTATCTAACGTAACAGAAAATATGTAATGTGCTTGTGAGTCTCTCATCGGCTTAAAGATTCGATTTCCAATTAGCCGAGTACTACTACCAAAAATTCTTTTGCTCAACTGTGACATAGGTAAACCTCACCATTTGCATCAGAGTTCCAGCTATTTTCGCGTTTGTACTTATAAAACTTGTAACCCTCAACAGTATCGGAGTTCAATGAGTTTAAAAAGGCACCGAACATGCCGGGGAAATATGCATTGGTATCGTTAATGGTAAAGCAACACTGAAAGAGCAAGTCACTTTCACCTGCAACTTTTACTCGTGATACGTCATAGCTATAGTGGTTAGGAGTTGCTTTAACAAAGTTCCCACCACCAATAGCGCGAATGTATACATTAAAGTAACTGCTATTACCAAATGGAAACCCTCTATCAAATCGAGTGTTATTCCATCCGTGAAAACCGCCAGATAGGCAGTTTGGGTTAGCACCAAGCGTGTCTAACACACCAATAAATGCACACACAGCATTGGTTATCACATAACAACAAAATTCATTTGCAAAAATCACCCAATCATCAGAGAGCTTAGGCATGGTAGGAGCCGACGAGCCAGAATATTTTGACCCATCGGAGCTAATATTAGGCATTCGGTTCACGCCACTAGAAATATCACTCATTGAATCATATCCATGCATGGCTAACCCTGAATCAAATCTAGTAGCGGGATATACTTTGTAGCAGTAATCGGCGCGAGCCGTTTGCAGAACAAGGCTATCGGATGATTCAAAAAGAATACTCCAACCTGCGGGTGGGGTAGAGTCGTATCCATCAACTAGAACTTTCTTAAGCACATTGATAGTTCCTTCTACTGTATCGTCCGCAGTTGGTGCGCCCGTATCTGTGCTATTAAAACGCTGTAGTATATTTAGTTCTGAAATCATTCTTTATTACCTCTAAATGCCAAAGTTGATGAGTCATATTTAATCTCTGAATGGCCCGGTGAAATAGAGCGAGTTAATGCAATGGGTTTACTGGCCGTTGTGGTTTCAAATAAAAAACATTCACCGGGATTAAGGCTAAGGCCAGCGCCAAATGCTTCTTTACGAATGAGTAGATAAGGCGCACTTGCAAATGGGTTGATTGGTACACAATCTGCGTTTATTGAGCCGTGGTAAATGGTGCCAACATGTTCACCAATTAATTTGTAGTCAGTAGTTGAGGTAAACACGATGGCCCAGCGCTGGGCAATTGCGCCTATATTGCTCAGCTCTATGGGGTATTGGATTGTATTGATGGCACTGGATGCGGGTGAACCCGTAGCACCAAAATTGTTTTGCCACGCGCTGAGCGTGCGTTCGTCCTTGGTGGTAGCTTGTAAGTCGCCCAATACATAGGCGCTTGATACGGTAGCTCCAACGGGGTAAGTACGTTTAAGCGGGGTTAAAATACGTAGCGTGCTGCCTTCAATATTGTCTACAGTGACTAGCTCAGACAATACGGCTGTAATGATGAACGGGCCAGTAAACGAGCTAATACCCGCTTTAATGGTCACACGGCCTAGGTCTTTGTCGTAGCTGTAGTTATCATCATTCGCGCTGTATAAACTTAGCCCGTCATTATCAACAATATCCACCCAGTTAGCACCCGTTGTTACACTAATAGTCTGGCCGTTACTTAAGCTCGTATGTACAGCTCTATTTCTGTCTTGCACACATATTATGTTGAACTCATGAAAAACGGGCACGCGGCCACCTTCAGGTAGTTTACTGCGGTCAATACCACCGGGTGGGCTGGGCACGTTTATTTCCGTTACTTCGTCATAATCATACGTAATTGAGTCCGATTGCACTTGCGCAGCAAAGTTAAGCGTTACTAAACCTCCACTGGTTACGTTGCCTGATATATTAGTGCCAGAAATTGTGCCAGCGCTGTTACTAGATGCGCTAAAGTCGGTGCCGCTTAAGTTTTTAGCCCTGATGTATAGGCTATCTTTGGCAAACCTTGTAGGTATCACAAACTCTATGCTGGTGACGGTATGAGGTTTAGCTTTTATCAGAGCTCCAAGGTTTTCACTGACAGTGCCGTTATAATCTACTGGGCCAATCTCTGTGATTACTCCTGTTTCATAGTCAATTCTTGCAAACACATAGCCATTGGCAATAAATCGACCTAGACCGTCATCGGTATAAACTGAATTGCTGCCTTGCTTTTTCAGTCGTGTGTGGTTGGGGACAATGGTTTCGCCTGCTTGTAAGGTGATTTGACCATCAATAAAAGAATGGAACCGAAAGTCATTTTTCGATAGATAGTAAACAAACAATGTGTGCCCTGAGCGCAGTGGATAGCTCACATGCAATTCACCAGAAACATTTGACCCGTTGATGTAGGGGCCGTTGGCCAAGTATTTAATGGTGCCCCACGAAGTTTGATATTCAGTCGTGATATTAGGGTACTCACTTAGTAAGTCAGGTATATCTACATTGAACTCTCTAAGCTCACCATAGCTAGTGATTGTTACTGATCTAAACATTTGAGAGATAGGCGGCTTCATACCTACCTTTGAAGTACGGCGCTGTACGGTGGGCGCTAATGAGCGAGTGGTCTGATCAACCTGTAACTCTAAAGAATCACTGGTTGTCGTTGCTGTTAAATAAGTGGTGCCATGAAATTTGGTGTTGCTGTCAGTCATCATGCCGAGCATATCAGGCAACAAACTATCATCACGTAATAATGGGGATTCAACGAGTAAGGTGCTCACCAGAGGGTCTTCAGGTTGGTCGCTAATAAACACATGCGCGTCTTGCAGTTTGCTTGCATCATTGGTCGAAACCGCTGGGTAAAGTTTCACTAAATCAAAAGCACTGCGGGCATGATCTACATCACTGATAGAGCTAAATACATCATTCAATTTACCGCTAACAACCGCGTTGTTGGTACGGTGTCCGCCTGCGTTTGGAGCGCTGCCTAAACGCTCTGGTTTAAATATCTTTAAATGGCTTCTAATGATGGTCATACCGTTTTCAGCCTTAATGTGATGTTTTCAAAATGTGTAGGCTCAGAGTCACTAAAATATTGCAACGGTGAGCCTGTTACTGGTTTTTGGCTGTGGTCCCAAACCACATTGAACGTTGTACCACGTATGGTGATGTCAAATGCGGCCAGCTCCGTTTGGCTGTGTTCAAATAGCGCGATGTAAAGCGCTGCGGCTTCAAGTGCGCTTTCAATTGTAATGGGGCGGCCCACAATCGCGGTTTTTTCAATATGTTGTGCGCCATTGAGCGCGCGTTCTGTTTGTTCAGCTACCCCTTGGTAATCATACTCATCTGTCCAAACGGCGTTATCGAGTTGAATGTTATTGATCACTATCATTGTGCGTTACTCAGTTGCTCTAATTCGTTTAATAGTTCATCCCGCATGTGGGCGTACATTTCTGCGGTTTGGCCATTGGGTAAGCTCAATTGCAATGTGATGGTTTTCCCTGAGTGGTGCTGTGTAAGAGTGCTGATAAGCTTATTGATTGCATCAATTAATGAGCTGTTTGAACTATTCACAACAACTTGGTTACTTGATGTGATTATGTTTGGCAGTCCATTTAAAGCTTGGTTTGGGCTGATTGGGGTTTGGTTGTTTTTAGTATTAAGCACCTTTTTTTGCGCGGCGATGGCATCCGTGAGCTTTTGTTTTTGTTCCTGGTCTAAATAGCTCAGTTGCTTAATGGCTTTAATATATAAGTTATTGAGTGCATGGGTTGTTGTGGCACTTTCAATTTCACGTTCAAAGCGATTATATTGCGCTTCGGCTAGCTTTGCTCTGGCACGTTTTTCTTTTTCGGCCCGTACTTCGTTGCTTTCAAAGGAATAGGCTCCATCGCTTTCGTACTTTTCTTGGTAGTCCACAATGTCACTGACTGTGGGGCGAGCACTATGCGTGTAGCTATTGATGTTGGTTGACGCGCGTGCCGCACTTTGGCTGACTTTTTCTAACTCATCCTTTTGTTGGCGTAAGCTTTTAAAATTATCTTCGGTGGCTTTTGTTGCTTCTTTCGTTGCTTGGGTACCGCGCTTTGTTGCCGCTGTTGCATCATCTTGAGCGGTTTTAAAATCACCCAGTAAGTTATTAACCACACTTAATAGCGATTCAAGGCGCGCTTTCTGCTCGTTGTATTCTTGAGCGCTCAATGTGCCCGCACGATAGCGGTTATCTAAGTTAGCTACTTGGCTAATTAACTCTGATTGCTCAGCTTTTAGCTGGCTGAGTGTTGCCAGTTCATACTGTTGAACCTTGTTTAAGTCTTCGGTTTGTTTGGTTAAGCGCGCTTGTTGTTTGGTTAGTGCAGCTTGTGCCTGCGCTTTTTGATCAGCGGTTGCCGTGCTTGATGCCAATACTTGCTGGTTTTGCTTTATGGCGGCGCTGGTTGCATCCAGTGCTACGGTAAAACGCTTAACTGCTTCGCTGTTTGTATCGGTAACGGGCTTAAGCGCATTGGCTTTCTCAACCAGCTTGTCGAGTTCTTTGGTTAACCCAAGCGCCGCCGCAGCCGCTTGCACTGAGGCGGGTACAGTTTGGTCGGTAGCATCCGCTGCTTTTATGGCGGCATCAGCCCACTTTAAAAATGCCTGCTGTTGCAGGGCAATCGGTTCGTTTTGCTGTTGGATTAGCTCAAACGCGCCTTGTAGCTTTGTGGCTGTTTGCTCAAGGGCGGTGCTGCTGGTTAAACCCAACTCTTTATAGGCTTTGCTTACATCACCTGTTAAATAAGCCTGACGGGCTAGTGACTCGTTATGCGTTTCAAACTTGGCTTTGAGAGAATCAAGTAATACAACTTGCTGGCTGTATTCTGCGCCTGAGTTCACCAGTGCCACACGGGCTGAGTTTAGGGATTGTATAAAGCCGTCAACGCCATCACGCACACCATTGAGGTTTTGCGCTTGTTGCTCTAGCGATTCGGTCACTTTGAGTGCTTCGGCAACGGTCAGGGTTAAAAACGCATGGCGTTCTCGTTCGGCTTGATCTGCTTGTTTCGTCGCTTCTACCAGTTCTTGTTGTTTTTTTATAGCACCTTCGTAAATGCCGAGCCGTTCATTCCATAAAATCGTGCCTTGCTCAACAGCGGTATTTAGTTCATCCATGTTAGTGATTAACACGCCTGTATTTTCACTGACAACTTTGAGTTCTTCAGCAAGTTTGGCTGAAGACACTTTTGCATCACGTTGGCTCTTGGCTACTTGGTTCTCAAGGGTTAAAAGCTTGTTGTACTCGATACCGACACTTAATAATTCTGATATAAGTACCGTATATAAGCCGCCTTTGGTAATAAAGCTAAGGGCACTTTTCCATTTGTTGGTGGCTAACGTGGCTGCATGAGTAGCAGTAGTTGCACCATTAATGGCTGTTTTATACGTGGTAAATGCGCGGGTTGCGGCAACGGCACCACTGACAACACTGCTAAAATAACCACCAATTTTTAGCGCGAGCCACGCCTTGGCCACAAAACCAATTTCTTCTCTGTAGTCGTATAAAGTACTTATGGCATCATTAATAACGGTGCCTGTGTTTACAATAGTATCGCTGATTGACTGTGCCCACTCTTGCAAGCGGCCATCTGCCGCCATGGCTGCAAACTCAGTGTTTAAGGTGGTAAGTTGGTTTTTGAGCCAATCCATTGCACCCGATTGCGCTATGAGGTTATAAAACTGCTCTAAGTTGTCTTTTGCATTGCTGACTTGCCCACTGAAAAGTGCCATTTGCGCCGCCGCACTTCCTGCGCTGGTTCGACCCATCTCATCAATCAACTGCTTAATGACATCACGGCCTAATTTGCCGGCACTGGATAGCTTTTGTAGCTCTTGAACATTTTTACCTGTGACTTTTTCAAGCAACTCCCACACAGGAATGCCACGTTCTACCAGTTGAAGAATTTCTTCGCCTTGCAGCTTTTGCTTGGCCCATGCTTGGCCAAGGGCCAGTGATATGCCTTGTACTTCTTCAAAGCCACCGCCAAGTTTTAATGCTTGGTCTGTGATGGATTGTAAGGTGCCGTCCATCGGGTCAAGGCCAAACGCCTTGAGCTTAACAAATGCTTGGCTGACTTCACCCAGTTGTAATGGCGTGTTTTTAGTGAATTGCGTTACCCATTCAGTGGCTTTTGCACCGCCTGCAATGCCACCCATAAGCGCTTGCATTTGAATACCGAGCTTTTCAAATTTATCGCCTGTTTCAAATACCGATTTAACCGCGCTGGCTACTCGGTCTAAACCGAAATAGGCGGCGGCCAGTGCAGCCACTTGGCCCGCAACTTTGCTTAAGCTGGCTGCGTGTGCCTGTTGTGTTGCATTGCCTTGTTTTAGGTCTTGAGTAAAGCCATCTACCGCTTTACCTGCTTTATCAAACTGAGCGCCTAAGTTACGTTTGGCCACGCGTAAATTGTTGGTATCAACGCCAGAGCGTTTAAGCTCGGCCTGTAAAGCGGCATGTTTACCCGTGTTCTGCGTCAGCTCGTCACGCATTTGTTTTAAGTCGCGTTCGGCTAAATCTATACCCCGTGCCAGCTCTAAAAATGGTTTGCTGGTGTCTTGCGCTTGAATTTGCAGCTGATTAAGGGCGTGAGCTGCGGCGGCCGTTGCAACTTCTTGTTGTTCTAGTTTTTGTTTTGACTGCTCAAAGGCGCGTATTAGCTGTTGTAAGTCACCTAAATCGTCCAGTTCGTCAGCAAGGCGGCCAGCGGTTTGGGTGGTGTTGGTTAGTTCATAACTCAGTTGCTCGGTGGCTGGGTTGGCACGTTCGGCGCTTTGCTCAATGTTGCGAAGCTCTGCAACTAATTGCTCAATGTTTTGCTTGCCTGTGGCTTCGGCCACAACTCTAAGTGCTAACTCTAACGTTTTGTTTGCCATCGGAACTACTCAGTATTTAACAAGGTTTAAAATCGAGGAAAAGGGGCCGAAGCCCCAAACGGGGAACTATGCTTCTATTTCGTCCACGACAAATGGCGCATCGTTGCCAGATTTGATTTTGGCGGTGCCTTCTAGCTCTGCACCTACAAATTCAGTACCCGCTAAATCAAGCTCAGAGGTGGGTGACATTGATACATCATAAATATCAAACTCAACTTGCTTGCCGTTGGCTAGGTTCTCGCCTTCGCCGAAAAGCCGTAAACGAATTTGTGAGTTCAACGCGCCTTTAATACGCTTGCCGCTTCGGGCGTTGTATTGGCCTGAAAATGTTATTGCTCCGCCTGCTTCTACTTTGCCGCCATGCAATGCGCGGATAAGCCCAAGGGCATAGTTCATTTCAAAGTCTTCACCTAAGACCAATGGCGTAGCACCTTGCTTTACCGAAAGCCCTGCTGTTGCAAAGTTTTTATGGCCAATTTCAACCCAATGCTGTGCTGATGGCAGTGTGATAGCTTCATCAGTGAGCGTACCGCTGGCATCGTTAATGGCTACCACATCGCCCATCAATGCCATAGCAACCAACTCAGTGGGTTGGTCATCAAAGGCCCAGTTAATGGCTGTGGGCTTAGGTATGCGCACATCATCCAGCACTTGCCCATAGTCGGCCTTTTTGTTTGATGTTCGGGTTTTAGATTCAGACTCTACTTTTATGGCTAATTTTGTGGTGTTGATTGGACCAATTGAGCCACCTTCAGGGTTGCCTTGTTTATTTAGGCGCTGCACAAATACATTGCCAGCAATTAGATAACCGTCACTCATTAGTGGGTTCCTCGCATTCTCATTTGACAGGTAAAGGCCAGCGGGTAAAACGCATGACCGCTTGTATATCTGGGTTTTATTGGGGTGTTAATGCGTTGCCATGGGCCTGCATCACCTGTTTTTTTGCCAGCTAATGCACGAATGGTTTTAGCAATGTTTTGCCCTGCATATTTGCTGTTTTTACGCTCAGCAAGAATGACAAGCCATGTTTGCTTGATTTGCACATTGGCACCCGCTTGAGTGGGGCCATTTAGCTGCTCGCCGTAATACAAATAAAACAAACAGGGGGTGTGATTGGTTTTATCTATTTCGGCTAAATCATCGAGTGCCTTTACGTGTCGAATGCCTGAAATACCTTTCAATGCTTCTTCAAGTAAAGGCCCTGCGGCTAAGTAGTCGTCTTTTATTTCAAACATCAAATAAACCCCTGTGACTTAGCGCGGGCAAACACGCTGCCAGCGGACTCCATAAACGCGGTGTCGTTGGTTGCGGCTTTGTCGCCTTGGCTATCAATGCCAAGCGCTACCTTGCCTTGGTTGACTGCTTGCAAAAACTTCAGCGCGTCCGTATAGCGGGTGTGTATGTGCTCTGGGGCGTTGTCGCTACTTAAAAAGTAACGGGCTATATCGCAGCAAATACGCACCAGCGCGGTAGGCACCGTACTCAAAGGCAAGGTATAACGGCCCGCTAAGTAGCCGTTAATTTCTGCACTTGCATCAATAAGCGCTTGCTCAAGCACAGGGATATTAATTTCACCGGGGGTGCTGTTTTCGCGCTCGGTAAGTAACACAAGGTCTTGCTGATCAAACCGCGTTTGCATATCCGCTGTACTGGCGTAACTCATGGTTATTGCTCCGTGTTAACAATGTTATCGAGGTAGAACTTCCATGCGGCATCACGTTGGCTGGCTGTTGGTTTGACTTGAGACACAATGTTGTCACCTTCTGCATCTTCAGCAACTTCCACCACAAGCTGGTCAACAGTTGGCTTCGTTTTAAATTGCTCAACCAACATGATTGCGACTAAGGCATGTAGCTCTTCTGGCACACCTTCAAGGTCTACTTCGTCAAACTCAATCTTGCTGCCTACATCGCTGCCCACACCTCTTGGCTCCATGTTTGGCGGCGTACTAGCCGCTTCACTTGTTTTAAGCTCTTGCACTTTAATGCGTGTGTCTTTTTTAAGTGTTTCAAGCTGTTGCTCAGTAACTTGCACGTTATCGTTTTGCCCGTAATTGAGGGTAAGGCCAGCGCGGCGGTAGCCATTGGGTTGCTGACTGAAAATACATACTGCATGATTCGTCTTATTAGCCATTTCATTTTCCATCCTATTGATTGGCCCCAGTGGTGGGGCATTGGGTTTAATTACAGGTAATCAGCAACAACTAGCTTTAAGCGGCCTTTGAGTTCGTTTGAGCTGTTTGAATCAAGCTCACGCTCAAGTAACTTGGTTGCCACGTCTTCTAGCTCTGGTGGTACAACTAAGGTAGTGGGGCGAATGCCCAGCTTTCGGCCACCGTCAGCCGTGAAGGTGCGCATTGATTTAATGCTGTGCCAAAGGTTGTCTGCATTAAGTGCGCGCTTGTTGGCAAAGGCCAGTTGCCAAAAGCTAAAGCCCGCAGCATCGCGGCAATCGGTGCCATAACGAAACTCTTTACGTGTGAATACTGCTTCATCATCCGTTTTGGTCATGCTGACAAATTGGGGCTTTTTACGAACTTGAAAAATAATAGGTTTCAGTACTTTTGAGTCGTCAATAACGTACCAAGCAGGCCCTGTATAGGCACCATCTTCGGCCATGTTGGCTACACTTTGCACTGTGCCCGTGCCATCTGCATTAGGGTATACAGGGTGGTCGGTATCAAAGTAGTTTTGGCCGTCATAACACAGCGTGGTAAAGCCATCATTAAGTAATGGGAAGCACATTTCATCTGGGTGAATGCCGGCTGAGCGTCCCATTTCCTGCATAAGTGGTGCATAAATCCCCAATTCATCATCTTCGATATGGTTTCTGTCTACACCGATAGTGGCTTCATAGTCATCGTTTACAATACTGTAGCCGTGGGCTTTCATGCTTTGAATATCACGGTCGCCAACCCACTTTTTAAGAGAAGGAAACTTACCCAGCCAGCCGTAAGTGTTGCTTTTGGTAGTCGATTTAATCTCGGTGGCAATCGCTGTGTACTGTGGCTTAGCCTCGCTTAAGCCATCTTGAAAGTTCTTTTTAAAGCCCGTTTGTAGGCTGGTTAAAATTGCGGGGGTCACAATCGCCATTATTGGTTTTCCTCTTTTAGTAACTCGGCATAATTGGTGTAGCTAATGCCTAACTGATCGGCAGCGTATTTTTGTTCGGTAGAGAGTGCGGCTACGCCTGTTTTGGCGTCTGGCTTTGGTTGTGTGTTGGTTTGCTGGGTTGTGAGTGCGGCAATGGGGCTGCGACTATCAAGCACCGTATTCAGGGCGACTAAGCCTTGCTGCTTGCCAAGCTGCGTTAAATAGTCCACCTCAGAGGCCACTACACGGCCATCTTGCTTGGCTTTATCAATGGTGCTTTCGATGGTCATACCTTGATGCTCTGTGTTTAGTGCTGCCAATTGGCCGAACAGGGCATTGTAGGCTTCAACGGGTACATATTTGCTGAGATTTACTTGCTGTGAGCCTTGCTTTACTTGGGCAGTGAGCGCGGCAATTTGCGTGTCTTTGCTCTCGGCAGCTTTTGCTTTTTGATTAAGGTCAGCAATGGCGGCTTCACCTTGAGCAATATGCTCTGTGGTGACATCACCCGTTACGGTAATGCCAAGCGCAGCCAGTAGCTTTTGGGCTTCGTTCATGGGGCTTGTTCCTATGGGTTGGGTAAAAAGTTGGGCGTTTAATACGGCGATTTCATCAAGGCCCGTTAATGCTGGGTCGTTGGTTAATGCAACGTGTAATAAAACCAGTGGGCGGCCTGTGTTTTTGTCGTATAAAAAAACGGGGCTGACATAGCGGTATTCTTTGGCAAGCAAGGCTTTGTGTGCGGCATCGGTCCATGCCACGTTTTTGGCATACACTCCTTCGCCGGGTACGTACTCCAAAGCATCAGTTTTAAACCAACCAGAAGCGGGCGCGGGCTGGCCGTTTTTTTCTTTGTGTAGGGTTTGGTGCTCGTAATCAAATAAAAAGTCGTTAGTGCGAGTTGCAGCACTCATCTGCAAATTAGCAAAGGCGATGTCATCCATAAGCCATTTACGGCTAGGCACATCAAAGGGGCGGCCATCACGGCTGGCAAATTCACCATCAGGGATAATTAAAACGCGCTCGCTAATGCCTTGCTCGTTTGGTAGAGCAGTGACATTGCAAATGGCTAAACCAAGGCTTTGGGCGGTTGTGGTGTTTGGCATGTTCTGGCACTAAAACGTTTGTCTTGGTGCCAGTATGTGGAATTGGGCTGAGAGTGTATTTTAAACTGGGTTAATAAATGCTTCGTTGGAAAAGGTACTTTTTTCTATCAAAATAGCGAGTTTTAAAGCTTGATTTCTTAAGTCTAGGAAATGATCGTCGGTCAAAGCGTTCGCGTTATCTTCAAGTAGTTCTATGAACTCATGGCGGTTGTCATTTTTTAGGAAAAAGCCATGTTTGCTTATCAACTGCTGTGTATTTCGTATTACCCTGTAAATAAACATTTGAGTAAGCTTATCGTCCAAGTGTGTATCTATCATTTGATTTAGAATCTTATGCTGTCCCAATATACTATTTTCTATAATATTTTTGAGTTCAGCACCTTGTTTCATTGTTTCAGCGCTGCCTGTAGAACAATCCACTATAGTTGCTTTTTCCCAGTTCTTCAGTTGGTAGTCACCACATTGCATATTTAGAGTTCTGGTTACTACGTTCTCTTCAAATCGTATCATGTCAACTAAATATTGCAGCCTTAATTGGTTAGAGCTATTTTTTTGTGCGGTAGTTTGCTCTTTCAATGCTTCAACTTGAGCATTAATCGCTTTAGTCTGGTCTAGGGTTATTTTATTTTGTTTTTTTGCTTCAGCAGCTTGCTCCTCTTGTGCACTTTTTTGTGCGGTAGTTTGCTCTTTTAATGCTTCAACTTGAGCATTAATCGCTTTAGTCTGGTCTAGGGTTATTTTATTTTGTTTTTTTGCTTCAGAAGCTTGATCCTCTTGTGCACCCCTAGCTCGCTGTAATTCTAATCTAGTTGCTTTTAACTCCCTCATTTGTAGAAGCAGTGAAAATATGAGCATTAAGATGGTGCAGAATGTTAGCAAGGGGTTTAGCATCCCACCAAAAAAGTCACCAAGAGCACCGAATTGGCCTCGTAATGATTCCCAATTTTTGGCGTCATAGCGTATAGGAAATAGTTGCTCGAACCCTTGATAGTAGATAAGAACAAATAACGAGGAAAAAATAAACGCGAGTAAGGGAATCACCCACATTGCGTGTTTAACTACTTTAGAAAAGCTTTCTAGAGATTGCTCTTCAATTAACGCATTTTTATTGGTGCAAGAGCTTTTCCCATCGAATGTGTCCATCTTTTATTGGCCTTTGATTTTTATTTTTAGTCATATACAGCAAAAAATGATAGTAACATGTTGTATATTTTTTCATTTTCACAATACAAACGTTTCACTCTTTTAGTTCTCTCTGAAGTGCCCTTTTCTGGGTCATTTTTGTAATTAACCTCATAAGCTATTTTGTTAATTACGTTCGTATCGTTTATGAATGTGTCAATATATCCCAATAGTTCCTTATCAACTATAAAAAGCTTATAGCGGTTTTCTCTGTAGGTGTTGGCAATGTTACTAAGTTTAGATTCGAGCGTTCGGATTTGTTTGGTTATTGACTCACTCATTTTCTGGCAAGACTCAATTTGGTTTTCATTCTCTAAGTAGCTTTTCTTTTCAATTAAAAACTCTAACTCTCGCATGTCACCAGAAATTTCTTCAAACTGTTTTGAACAATATTCTATAACACAGAGGGCCATTTCCCGGCGTGCTTTTATTCTTTCGGCTTTTTTCCAACTATTTAAACCTTCTATGGCTATTAGTAATGCGATAATAGGAAAAGTAGTGGTAACAAAACTACTGAGATATGATATTAGTTGCCCATAGTTGCTAAAGCTTATACCGAGGATATATCCGAGTAGCAAAATCATTATGTATGATAACCAAATGCGCCAGTCATCAATTGGTGTTTGTTGGTTTTTCATTTTTTCCCAGTGAGAATTTTAGAGTAACTAGTTAGAGAGCTATTTAGCGAAAAGGTGTTAGAAACGTTCCTAAACATGCTTCTCGCTTCTTAAGCATAACATGTAGAGTCGATGTTGCTGTATACACACTTTAGGCTCCAATAGAGGTCTGTAGGGAGTTTCTAACTTTCAGTAAAATAATCGACAAGCACACTCAAAATATCGTGCTCACCTTGTGTACTCACGCCGAAGTATTCACGCTGGGGAATGGCAGCAGGCCCCGGTGCAAATTCGGGCAAGCCGCCCAAGTTATGAATTGCTGAATAAGGTTTATTGCTGCTTATCTGTGCCCAAAGTGCGCCACTATCAGCGGCTATGCTTGCCGCTAAGCCGCCAGCGCTGACCTGTAGCATCTGGCCACCAACGCGGTTGGGGTTTTGTTTTAGGTAGTTTTCGCTCAATGCAGGCCATGCATCACCCGTAACAGGGCTGCGCTCTTGGGCAAAGGCATCTTCTGTTGCGCCCTCTAAAATTGCGGCTATCTCGTTCATTGGGCCGCTGAGGTCGTTAAACTTGGCGGCAATGCTGTTGAGTACTTGGGTGGCATCACCGTGTGTGAGTATGGCTATTTTGCTGGTCATATTGTAATCACTTGGTTGTTGGGTAATAATTACTAATGGCGGTGGTGTACCCCGATAGGTAAGGGGCTGTCTGACAGTGATGTGAGTTCGATTCTCACCCTACCGCCACACTTCATACAGTTCACCTTGAATACCGCCATCTATTGTTTTTGTTTTAACCTTGAGTGCATTGATTAAAGTGTCTAACTCAACCCCTTTGCCTTGATATCGCACTACAACTTTTATGGATTCAACACCTAGGCGCTTAATAAACAACAGTTCACTGCGTGCATATTCCCAAAGTACTTGCGTGTCAGGACTGTTAATCCAAGTACTTAGTTGAGTATATTCTTTCAAGCTCAAGGCACTTAAGTTCTCTTGATGTTTTTCACTATGTGCATGGGCTAAGGCGCGTTCGCTAAGAATTAAAGTGCGGGCTGCATCTATGCCTTTGTTTAAGAGCTTTTGGCTTATGTCGTCATCGAGAAAGCTCACCACGGTTTTGTGCTGTGGGCGTGGGCCAAACTCCCTTAACCCTTGTTTGTCTTTAGCAAGTTTTGCAGCTTGATAGCGCTCGATACGCTCAATGCTTTTACGGGTCCATAGTTCAAACGCGTTTACTCGCGCTTGGCTGTTATTGAGCGCTTGAATGGTTTCGGCGCGTAGCTGCACATCTTCAACTTTACCTAGCTTTTGTGCCACGGCCATATCTGTGCCAAATGCAGATTGCCCCGGTGAATAGGCCCAGCCAATGTCTGGGGTCATTACATCGCCACTGGGTAGCTTTAATCGCGCATGGGGCACGGTTTTCACTTCGCCAGACTCACGGCTAACAATCTCAGCATCAAATTGTTGTACGTAGCTTTCACCGTTTTCAACCGTTATGCCACGGGCTTTGACTTGTGCCGCAGTGAGCGCGCGAACGCGGCAACGACACCCCCAACCATTGGGCGGGAACATGGTTTGCCAAATTGGGTCATCAAATCGAAAGACCTTGCCGTTTAAAAGCCTGTGCTCTGGCCTTGTTTGCCCATCATCAATGGCGATGTATTGCCAATAGGGATGGGTTTTAGCGCGGGCCAGCAAGCGGCGATAGCGCCCAGCCATATAGGCCGTTTGCATGTTAGTGCGGTAAATGGTGTTTAAGCGGTATGGGCTGCCCAGTTGAATGATATCGCCTTGTTCGTTTTTAACTTTGCCCCACCAACCGTGCTTTTGCAGCTCTGGGGTTAGGCCTGCATTAAACTGCTTTGCGGTTAAGCCCTCGGTGAGGGCTTGGTCGGTGTATTTACGTATGGTTTCGAGTACGTCCATGCTTTGTACGCGGGCAACGGTAAACGCCTTACTGTGGGCAACAGTTAGCACATCGTGCCATTCATCGCTAATGGCGTACCCCTTCGATTTAAAGTAAGCCACGGCGTCGATGGGCGCGCGCTCAAATGCCGCGCTAATATGGGCACTACTCATTGATGGTGCCCCATAGTTCACTGACAAAGAACAAGCGGGTAAGCAGCTCCGAGAGTGCATCTTGGTCAAGCGTTGGGTAAAGCTCTGCAAGTTCAATGGCTGCTAAATCACTGCTTTGGTTTAGTTTGTTTAGTAGCGGTTGCAGCGTGGCTTTGTACTCGTCACGCATATCACCATTTGTAATGGCGTTTAATGCTTCATCTAGGGCGGTTTGATTTTTGCGGCTTTGGTATTCGGTGTTAAGCGCGGCAATGGCGGTATTAAGTGCGGCAGGGGTTGTGCCTTTTTGGTCCTCTACAGGCACAGTTAAAACGCCTTCACCTTCGCTTGGCTTTGGAATATTTAGGCGTTCATGCACCCAGCTTTGTGGGATCTGCATACCAAGGCTCACTAATGAACGTAATGGATATGCCAAATCACGCATTTCATCGCTGGTGGAGGTATCAAACTCAAAGCGTGGTAAACGGCGGTTGCCTTTGTAGCTTTTACCGTTAAGCGCATACATGGGGTAGATAACATCACGGTTTATGGTTTGTTCAAGCTGGTGTAAGTCGCTAAGCGTGATGTCTTCTTTTACGTCTTGGTGTACGTTGCCCAGTGCATTGGTGCTGGTTTTGCCATCGGCTTGGCTGGTTAGTGTGCCACCCAAAATGGCTTTAGATTGCGTTAGCTCACACCAGCGGATCATGCTTTCAAATGGGTCGGCTTGGCCGTTAGCTGCACTTTGAAAGTCAATCTCCATGCCTCTTGGGATAATCCCACCTGCATTATGGCCAATGGCCATAACAGCTCTCAGTAGCGTGGCTTTTTCTGCATCGCTGGCACCACTTGGGTATTTACCCACGCGCACGGGTAAGCCGTAAATCTCTAAAAACTCGGCTAAGTCGCGCACACTGTAGTTTTTAAACAAAAATGGCCAAGCAAGTACAGAGAGTAAGCCAGCCCTGTGTACATAACCCGATTTTGATTTATGAATATGAAGCGCCCAACCAAAGGGGTTAAGCGCTTCACCTTCGTCAGAGCTGTCGTTCAAAACAAGCTGGTTGTAATTATCTGGATGGGTTTTAAATAGATTTTGGTCACGAAAAGTATAGCCTGTGATCAGTTGTTGCTTTTCGATGTAATCCCATTGCAACTCGTTGGCACAAAAGCCTTTAAGCATTGCGTCTGTTAAATCAAACTTAAAATCGGTAAACCAAGTGGCATCTTCAAGCACCTCTACAAGCATATCTGCATCGCGTTGCTCTTCAGGTGTGGCATTACGCGGTGGTTTTATATTCCATTCAAAACCCAATACGGCGCGGCGGCGTTTGCCAAGTTCACAACTGATATGACCGTCTTTGTCTTCAATGTCTTTGGCTAAATCTGCGATGGCAGCCAAATTACCTTCTTGGGCCTCTTTGAGTAAACTAGCAAGCTTAGCAGGCGTAAGCCCTTGTGTCGGGTGCTCAGCGTACTGCTTTAGTAGCATGGCTACTTGGCTGTTTTCTTCTGTTTGATTGCTGTCTAACTTTTTGATTGTGAGCGGATCGCCGTTAATATCTACTAGCATGGTTTTACTCTTAAAATGGGTTTAATGGATACAACGTACACCTCTAAGGTCATTGAATACTTTTCGGCGGCTTTACGGCCTTTCGCTTCGATATCTACATATTCGTCATATGCCGTAAAAATGTACTGATAGTGAATACGCCACCGCATTACCAGCACCCCGAACCTTGGTATGCGCCTAGGTCGCTGTAGTTAAAATCAGGGTTGGTTTTAGAGTCGTGTTTATCGGGAAGTGGGGTAAACTCAATGGCGCTGCCATCCATCCAAGCAGCTCGTACTGCCATTGCCAAGCCTACGGCAAAATCTCCGTGACGCTGGCGGCCATCGGAGCCTTTATCAGATCCTTTGTCTATTTTTGGGGTGCCGTTGCGCACAGAGATCTTTTGTAAATCGCCTAAAATATCTTGGTGTTTAGGTACTTGAATGTTTTGGTCTTCAAACTCAGCCTTAAGCTTTGGCATCCACTCCCGATACCAAGGGTCGTTTAGCATGACTTGCTCGACCATTTCGGTGCCAAAGTGTAAAGCTGCCGCCTCGGCCAAATAGCCACCATTACCCGTGGCATCAAATGCCATGCCTTGTAAGCGGGGTAGGCGTGTGGCGATATGCAGCATAATATGGCGCTGCATATCATAGGTGAGGTTAGTAAGCTCAACGACAAAGGGCACGCGCTTGGATAAGTCTTTGCTTATCTCTAGCGGCACAAATACGGTTAAGTCGCCACGGCGGGCGAAGTCTTCGCCAAGGCTATGGTTTAGCGCTGGGTTTAACTTCTCAAGCAGTAGATCGATATATTCTTTTAGCCATGCGTCAATCTCGGTTTTACGGTATTCATCGGTCCAGCTCATAAAGTCGCTGGACGCTTCATACTGAACAATGGGGATGCCTTTGGTCATAGCGGCTTCAATTAAGACTCGGGGAATGTATGCACCGCCACCTTTCTTGGGTTCGCAAAAGTATTCTTCGCGGGCGTCTTCCTCGCTCGCTGTGTCTTTTATAAGGTCATCAATCCATTTGCTTTGGGCGTCAACCGTCCATTGCTTACGCTGCCTTTGGCATATGCGCTGGTATAGCCCTTCGCGGCAAGCATCTTCAATAGTGATAGTGTGCACCGAATAGCGCTTTTTGCCTGCACGGCTGTCTTGAATGAGTTCATTGAACAGGTTGTCGATACCATTGTGCGTACTAATTAGTCTGACTTTTGCGCCCCACATCGTCAGTGCTAAAGCGGCTTTAAGCACTTCAGCTAAGCGCTCATGAAATGCGGCCTCATCAATGGTTACATTGCCTTGCATACCCCTTAGATTGGCAGGGTTGGAGCTAAGCGCTTGGATTTTAAAGCCACTGGCAAAGTGGATCACAAATGTAAGGATCTCTTTGCCTTCTTGACCATCATCAATGAATAGCTCTTCTTGAATATCACCAGCAGCTTTATTGAACGCCTTGGCCCACATGGCGGCCGCTTCAATAAACTCACGGGCCATTTCTTTGTTAGAGCCAACGTAAAAATGATTGGTGCCAAACGCGTCTTTGCTTTTACTGGCCTCTAGTACGGCGTCAGCCGCCTCGGCCCATGTGATACCGGTTCGGCGGCTTTTCTCGGCGATTTTGAGCGGGGATTGGTCGGCTATCCAGCGTTTTTGGTAGCCTAGCAGTAGTTCGCTGGGGTCAAACGGTATGTATGAGGGTAGCCCAAAGCGTTGCTCTACTTCATTGGCATTGCTGACGCTTTCAGTCATTATGCGATTCCTAAGATCTGGTTTTTAATGAGCTGAGCACCTTCTTCTGACAGGCCCGCTAGCACGGCACTTTCCTCAATCTTTGCGGCCGCCTCTTCAGCAAAAACTTTGCGTATTTCGGTTTCGCGCTTATGCACATGCATTGCGGTTGTTTCAAGGCGCTGAATACTGAGCATCACCTCTTTGATCATGCCTACGTCCACCTCGGCATTTTCATCAGGGTTAAGCAGTTGTTGATGCATGGCTTTGAATAACTGAGTACGGCCCATTTCAAGCACAAGCTTTGATGTTTCGCCCATGGGTTTATCACCAAGCTCAGCAACCAGCGCAGAGGTGGCCGCGCGGGTTTCTCTAAGCTGTGCCGCTATGGCTTCGTGTTTTTGGGCGTGGCGAGATAAGCCAGAGCGCGAAATAGTAGCCTCTTCATCAAGCCCCGCATCAAGGATCAATTTATTAATTTCATCCAAAATATCCGCTTGTGAATTGCCAGAGTCTCTAAGTAATTCGTCTAGCTTTTTCTTTATTGCTTCTGGTAAAGCGTCAATTTTACTGGGCTTAGAGCGCCGCACCTTGTCTGTCATTACACACTCCTTGGCGCGGGGCGTTTTATGCCAGGCACTATGCTTTTACCCTCAGCCACATCTATGCCGTTTTGCGTAATGCGGGCAACCCATGTGTTGTCCGTCAGCCTATCGAGCGTTACATAGCTGTTTTGCTCTAACCAATTAAGTTGAGTTTTAAGCTGGTCACGGCTGCACCCAAGTGCATAGCGGGCCAATACATCAGCTAACATACTGGTGTTTGCGCCATAGTCAGCCGAATCCTTAAGTGCGATCAAAATAGTGATCCGCTGGTGTTCTGCTTGTACTTCATGCATCGCCATTGCGCGTACCTCTGAGTTCGTTTTCCATTAATAGGGAAGTTGTGTTTTGTAATGTGGCTAATTGAGGCGAGAGCGCGTCAATTTTGCCGCCAATCTCAATTAAGCGTTTGTCTAGGTCATGTAAATCTTCACCGCTGGGCAAGTCTGCAACCGTTTGTTCAACAGCGCTAACGCGCGTAGCTAATTCATCGTGTGTTGTACGACTTACAAATGTGGCTCGAAGCCACGCAACTGCGCCAGCCCCAACAATGAGCAGTGATAAAGCAAGTATTTGCTTCCACCATTCCAATATAAATTCCATCACGGCTTCCTATAGTGCTTTGCTGCACGCTCTAATAGCTCTTGGCAATCAACGCAATGTTTGCAGCTATGTATGGCGTCTCGCCGTGCTTTTGGGATTTCAGCGTTGCACTCAAGGCAATGCATAAAGTCGACGTCTTGCCCCAAAAAGTGGGCTTTGTTTTTGTTTAGCGCGCGCTCTGAATCTTGCTCAGCAATACGCTGTGCATCGTCAACGATGTCCATGTGGGTTCCTTAATGAGTTAATGATTGATTTGGCGACTTCTTTGGCTTTGGAAGCTGTGCCGGGGGCTATCTTTTCAACTGTGCGACCAACAACGTAGCCACCTATGCCTAGCTGTAGTAGTTCCCATGCCTTTTCGGGTAGTGGATTAGCCAACAACCCAAATGCGTTGAGCACAATCAAAACTAAAAACGTCAGCATGGTGATAGGACGCCAAGAGCGCTGAAGCCAGCTTTCGCCTTTTGCTTCAGCGGTAATATTTTGAGACTGAGCCGCGAGCACTTGGCCTTGTAGTTGAATGACTTGCCCTTGAAGCTCAAGCTCTTTCGCTTTGTATTCGAGCTCTTTGGCTTTTAGGGCATTGGTTATTTGAGTTAGCTCATTCGTGAGCTTTTGTTTTTCTTCATCGGAGGTAAACGCTTCATCAATCACGTTGCCCACTAATTTACCCAGCCCTAACCAATCATCCATGACTCACCTCAAAGCGCTTGGCAATTCGGTTACTGGCGGCGTGGTATGAGCGAATGGCATCGACACGCAGACGGATGTCAATTTCTAAAACAGAATGCCAGCCTTTGTTAAACATGCTTTGGTAGGTGCCATCATGGCTGTGTAGAGGCACATTGTTTGCGTCAAATGGCTTGTTGTTTACTCGGGCTTGTACTTCCGCCTCTAAGCGCTTTATACGGCCTTGCTCGCGTGACCAATCCCAGTTTCTACCCATGGTGTACTCCTGCAATGGCGCGCTCAGTAATGTGTTCAAGGCGGTTGTACCAACCATTTAAATTAGGTTGTTGGCTGGTGTCATTGCTACAGATACGGGCGTATTTACGGGCGCGTTTTAAGCTCAAACCAACGCATAACTGCATTGGCAAAACACTATGGCAAGCTTTAAGTGTGAGTGGCCCAAAGAGACCATCAGGCTTGGCACCAACATAACGCTGCACCAGTATGCTCATGCTTGGCATACCATGTTGGACAGCGCCATCAAGCAGCATTAAAGCAATACCTGCATTAAGCTCGCTGCACTGCATGGGCCGCCAGTAATCTCGGTGATATAAGCGAACGGCCTGTGCAAGGGTTAGGTTTGGAATATCAAGGTGTGGGTAGGCTCGTTGGCTTATGCCAAACTTAGTTAAACCGCCTCTGTCAGTAGGTGTGTTATTTAAGCCGCCGTCTGCATTTAAGCCACCCTCCAAATATAAGATAGGCAAAATAGCATCAGCAAATTGCAGCGAAAAAGGCGCAAGTGCGGCTTTAATTTCTGGCTGTTGTTTAAAGTAATTTAGATTGGGTAGTGTCATAAGGCACCCGTAGCATTTGGTTTGCTACAGAGTGCCTAAATCGTGACGGGATGAATTTTAAACTGGGTTAATAAATGCTATTCGCGATTAGGTTCAATTGGCTTTAGTTTATAATGGAGGTCTGGGCTACGGGCGATGTCGCTTAATATGCTCAGTAAGTCGTCTTTATCTCTGGCTGTTTTCCTTACATCACTATATTTGATAGAAAGAGGGTAGCTAACTTCACCATATCTTATACAGAATAAAGAGATTGGACTGTGAGTTGGGGCTTTGACTTGCACTTCAGTCCAGCCAGTAGACTCCTCTTTCACTTGTAAGTCCGCAAGGGTAGGCATTATTACTCTCATTGGTCTTCTAGTTGGTTGGTGAACTCTAGTTGGTGCTTCGACTTTCATTTCACCTTTGAATTTTAATGTCAATTCGATCTGCAAAAAAGTTGATAAATTCTGTATGAAATCTTCAAATATTTCATTGATTTCTTTTTTATTGTTGTCATTTTCTGCTGCTCGTTCTTTACCTTGCTGTAGAGACTGTAAAAAATCATTCATATTTCGGCCTAAACTTTATCAATTGTGCATATTATGGGGAAATGATCTATATGACTATCTTTGCTACTAAAAGCTTCATATATGTTTTCGTCATAGATTACACCCGTTTCGTATTCATTTAAATACCATGGCCCATCGCTGACTAAGCTTGATGAAACTAAGATTTGATCGAAAGCATTCCATTTTGATTTTCTGTCTTTTTTGTAATAGTAAGTACCAGAAGGGAATTGCTGAGTTGCGTTGTCTAACGATAGTTGCTCTTCAGAAGTAAGACTTCTCCAAAAAGGATTATAAATAAATTGTGTCGGGTAATATCGACACATCTCATGGCATCTGGTTGCATTTAAATCATCTGTTAAACAATCCTCAAAAGGGTTTGCATTAAAATCCCCCATAAAAATTACATTATTGCTTTCATTTATGAGTTCTTTGGCATCATTCCAAAGGAAGCTTGCAGCTTTTCGTCTGAGGTCTTTAGATTCGTATAGCCTGCTTGGCCAATGAGCCAAATAAATAAAAAATTCGCTGTCATTATCTAAATCATTTACACATATTAATTGAGCAACTTTGATGTTTGTATTTGCGACTCTCTCTTCAAGCACTCTTTGGGGGGTAACTTCAAAGCGTTCTTGATTATAGATGGCTATACAATCAAAGCGAGATCTGCTAGTACTGGTTTTTGGGTAAAGGTCACATAAGCCAAATTTAAATTCGGCCAACCTATTGTGCAGTTCGTTAAAGTCATCATCATCGACTTCACATAGACATAGGAAGTCTAAAACGTGAGCATCAAAAAGGTAAACGATATACTCGACGAGCATGTCATAATTTTCGGGGCTAGCTCTAGAGGATGCTCTGGAAGCCGCGGGTGATAGCCCTATATTCCACCAGCAAAACCGTAATTTATTTGAATTCATATACTAACTGTAGTTATAAGTATTTATATAAATAGCCCTATGGCCGCTACATAGATCTAATTACTTGGTAATGTTTAGTCAATGTAACACATCAAAGCGAAAAAGAGCGCAGCTTACTATAGTGAAATAAGCGCAGCCCTTTAAAGTTAAATTATTGTGTATAACTATATATCATGAGTACATTGTTTTGAGAATTTGTGTTGTTACTGAATCCTATTAATTTAAAGGGATAATGAATAATTTCATGAGTACGGCAGCAAAACACTATACTAAACATTTGGTGTAGTGTTATAGTCCTGTTAACGGATTTAGTAACCAATCTAGCGACAGGATGTTGTTCTTACCTCCTTATGTCTGCAACTTTGGAACTATCACAAATTTAATTTGGTATTTGAGACGTTCAAATGAAAAAGCAACTGATACAAACTCTATCTAGACAACAACTTAATCAAGTAATTGGTGGAAGCGCTGGTACAGGAGATCAAGGTGGTCCTCCTATACGTTTGTTAGGCAACGGTGGCGGCACTGAACCCGGTATATTGGCGTCAGGTGACGGAAACTGGCCACCATCACGTAGATGATTTATTAATTTGGTTTAAATGAGCTTTATATGTTTAATGTTATGCTGTGTTTCCTTATTAACATCTTGAGGTAAGAGAATGAACAGTCAATTAAGTAATAAAACGTTACCATTAAGCGAATTAAAAAAAGTACATGGAGCATCGGGTGGCGGTGCTGGTGGCGGTTCTGAGCCACAAGTAGCCAAAGCTAACTTTTCATTTAAACCAGAATTATCAGGCACAAAAGTAGACGGATAAGTTTGCAATGAATGCAATCATGATAACTATCGACTGGATGGTGATAGTGAGCAAAATACTAGCGCTCTTTGCGCTAGTATTTTTTGCTAAACATTCAGCAAAACAGATGTTCATTGGCAAACCAAGTATGGATATTAGGGAGCAAGTTGAGCACTCCTTGTTTGTATTGGTTGTTTCGGCCTGTCTCTTTCATTTCTTTGGACGATTGGCTGCCGATGCTATTTTGTCTGCTGATATGAGTACGCACGGAAAGCGGCAGCTATATTACTTTTTCTTTAGCTTACATGAGTTGTTATTCGTTGTAGCTATTATCCATTGGCATAACGTTAAGCGCTGTGAATTAGCAAAAATAACAAGATATATTTGTTATTTGTCGGCAATGACGATTTGCCTACAGTTGTTACGTTATGCGGATCGAGTGATATTTGAAGCCAATTACTTAGAGTTTGTTTATCGAATTGGTATTGCCATGTCTAACAGTCTGGCCGCGCTATTGATTTTGATTTATCCATTAACGCGCACGGCTCGGCTTATACCAGATAATAAATGGAGTTAAACACGAATGGACTTAGATTGGTTTATTTTCATAAATATTGCCATTGTCTTTTTGTGGGCCATATATTTAATCAATAAGATTTACCACACTAAAGCTAAAGCCAGTCGGTTAGATCTGATTGATAACTCAGAGAATGTCATTTCACTAAGAGCAAGCCAGCATCAACAAGCCTTAGAGGAAAGTAGCAAGTTACTGATGCAAAGCAAATATTTGAGTGAATTTGTTTTTGAAGGTGTGAGCCAAGAAACTCTTTTGCTGCTAAACGCAAGCTTTCGACGAGAACGAGATGCCAGTATAGCAAAACTCGTAAGGTTGGGACTTTTAAACCCAACCCATGAGAAACAAAAAATGCTCGGTAAAAACTAGCTACTTTCTCGCGTTAACTTGGCAATCTCCGAAATGGTGCTAGCGCTGACCTTTCCCGTTAGCTCTGCTCTAGCTATGATCTCAGCAGCTTTCACTATATGCTTATAGTTTGTAATAGCATCCAGTTTCCCCTCAAGTAATGCTTCCGCACTTTTTAAGTCGTAAACCGTTTTTATAGCCTCACCAGCGGCATGTGTTGCCACTTCAACCGCTCGCTCTATATCAATCCCCGTAGGTCCAACTGTTTGTATTCCTGACCTATTACCCGTCAATACATACATGCAGTCAAAGCCCATGGCCGCTAATTCTGCAAGCTTGTCTGAAGGGATCGCAATAGAGCTTTCCCAACGGCTGATCTGTTTACTAGACATACATAAAAAATCTGCAACCTCTTTTTGGTTTAGATTCAAGCGTTTACGTTCATCCTTGAAATTTGAGCAGACATTTGTGTCTGTTTTTGTTGTTTTTGAGGACATATATGTACTATTATCAACTCGACAGTTAACTAAACCCTTTTGTTTACCGTTCGCCAAAACATCACAAAAGGGTTCACATAAAAAGGTAATGTACTATGAAACCCAATGAAATTAAACAAGCGATTGCTGAGCAAGGCTACACGCTTTCAATGATTGCGGAAGTTTTAGAGGTAAACCTATCTAATGTTTCCGGTGTTGTTTGTGGACATACACAGTCAAAACGTGTCGCAGACTTTATAGCCAAAATCATTGATAAACCAACCGAAGAAGTGTTCCCTAATGTGACGTCGTATGCTCGACCAAAAGTGCTTAGAGGCATGGCGCGTCAACAGGGAATCGCTCAACTTCAGCAACTTTTGGCCTCGTAAGGGCTAAGTAACCAACTAACCATCATTTGAGTTACAGAACTTACAGGAGCCAAACAATGAATAATATCCGCTTTTGCGTAACACAACGCAATCAAAGCAAACAAAGCCGAGTTTTGTTGTTTGTACAGTCTATTAACTACAACCCTGCGTTCAATGTGGGCGTATTTACCCAGCTCAAAAAGCAGTTTACGGATGCTATGCGCACTAACTTGGGTATGTGTAACGGTACTGGGTTTATCGTCAATACACAGCCATTCAAGGCAATTATTAAACTGGTAACTAACGTAGTTGGTTTGCATGGTTTGATCCCCCGTTTTCAAGATGATCAAATTCTAGCCAGTGCGATCTACGTTTGTGAAGTTCCAAAAAATGTATGTTTTTGGAATGGTTTTTTAGCATCTTGCCACTTGCAAAATGGAGGTTGCCATGACTAAGCCAAAACGTAGGCAGTGGAGCCGCATAGTTACTCGCAGTTTGCCGGAATCGCTACAAATATGTAAGGAACATGCGCAGGCCACTCGTAATATGAGCGTACCACGTATAGCCGACAGAACGGGTGTAAGCACCGATATGCTGTACAAATATTTGGGTAGTGGCGATATGCCATCGAGCTTACTCATCCCTTTCATGGCTGCAACTGGCAAAGAATACCCATTGCAATACATGGCACACAGTTTAGATAAACTGTTGATTGATATGCCAACAGGTAAAAAGCCATCTATGCCAACGCTAAACCACCTAAACCAATTCGCCAATCAAGTGATCGGTATGGTGATGCAGTTAGAAGAAGGCGGTGGCAATGCCCAGCATGTGGCTGACCAACTTGTATTACTTATGCAGGATCTTGCCTACCACAAGCTCGAAGCTGAAAAGCTCGACGACCCTCAACAACCCCTTATTTAGGAGCAAATAGCATGACTATCAAAGACCAAGTTACGTCTAAAAAACAGCAAAACTGCCCTAAATGGTTGGGTAAACGAGACAGCATAACGATTTATTTAATGAACATGGACCAGCTAAAAGCATTGGTAAATCAAGGAGACAGATCATGAGTTTACTAACTAGCCCTATAAAATTTGAGCACATCACCAAAGAGCATGGTTTTGTTCAAGTGCAATGCCAATGTTGCCAAGTAATTGAGCGAGCAACACGCCTTGATACACACCCAATGAGTTGGCTATACGCGGCAAACCATATTGGTTGGCGACATGTGGCGAGCGAAGCGTTTGATATAGATGTGGTATGCCCTGATTGCGTGAGCCTATTTAACAACCCTAGGCAAAAGCCATATAAACCCGCCATGAGGAACGCCATATGAATAGCCAATATACCAGTGATCAAATACAGCGCGTTTTAAGATTGGTTGAGCTAATGGCTGGCCACGAAATTGAAGGTATTGAACCGAATCAGCTAGCGAGTGAACTGCAAACCAGTAAAGCCGATGTAACGCGCTTACTTGCAAACCTTTCGCAAGCAGGTTGGGCCGAACGCTTGCCAGCAAATGAGAAACGTTGGCGGCTTCACAAAAAGCTTGTGCAGCTCAGCAATACCGTTGATCACAACATGAAAACGGTACTACGCAACCTACAAATTGAACGTAACAACTACAGTGTGTTGGGGTAGTTATGACAACAGAAATTGCACCACAAACCGAAAAGGCCATAGTTGAAGGCAGAGATATTCTTGCGTCTAAGCAAGATGTTCTGCTTAAACTCGGTCAGGCTCAAGCATTTAATTTTGCGGCCAAACTACTGACTGTCAGTGAACTTAAAATTCTACATGATATTAAAGAATCCAAGGCATACAAGGGGTTAACCTACATTGCCGAAAGTGGGGAATTACTGACGGTCAGTAATTGGGGGGATTGCTGCAAGCACATTTTACGCAGCAGCCAGCAGCATGTAGATGAAAAACTGAGCAACCTACAGAAATTTGGCGAAGAGTTTTTCGAGCAATCTCAGAAAATGCAGCTTGGTTATCGAGATTTACGCGCTTTGCGCCAGTTGCCCGAAGACGAACAGCAAAAAGTTATTGAATCCGAAGCCGTTGAGACAGGTGACAAAGAAGCGGTTAAGGAGTTAATAGACGAGCTAAAAGCTAAACACGCCAAAGAGTCTGACAAGCTAAAAACTGAACTTAACGCAACTGAAACACAGCTAAAGGCAAGCCGTGAGCAGTCAAATAAAACTGCGATTGAGTTGCAACAGGTTAGAGAGCAACTGGAAGTTAAAAAGTTCTCAGTAGATCGTTGGCAAGGTGACACCAAACAGTTTTTTGAGGCGCTAACATCAATCCATAAGCAAGTACGCGAAGGGTTTAACCAGTTAACGTTACTTGGTGAGCAGCTTGAAACCTTGACTCATTTGGACGAAAAAACATACGAAGCGGCGCGCTCGGCACTGTATGCCGATAGCAAAGTATTGCTGAGCCAGTTGGCGCACGTATGGAATGAGCTATATAGAAGCTACGGCCATTTAGATGATGCAAAGCCGTCTGGTGAATGGCTTGCCGAGTTAGGCTTTGAGGGAATGGAGGTGATCGAATGACTTCTTTATCTCTCGACTATTGGGGTGAACAACTCTCCAATGCCAAGCATGGGCAAAAAGGCAGCATACTCCAACAAGCTTGCAACACTCTGGGGTTGAGCAAAGATGCGCTGTACCGCCGTTTAAAGGCTAATGGCTGGCAAAGCGGCAAAGCAAAGCGTGTTGATGCTGGCACCACCACAATGGATGAAGAAGCCATTAACATGATGGTGGCCATCTTAAATCAAGGCGTTCGTGATAATGGTAAGCGGATCATGGACATTACCACGGCCAAATCAATCTTGGTGGCCAATGGCTATAGGTGCCTAAGTACAAGCCAGATAAGCAGAGTACTCGCAAAACGAAATTCTGCTGTTAGCGCGTTAGATAAAGCTAAGCCACATGTGCAAATGCGCAGCCTTGCCCCTAACCATGTACATCAAGTAGACCCTAGCTACTGCTTGCTTTATTACCCACCGGGTAGAAAAGGAAAAATACAGCGTTATGCAAACGATGCAGAGTTTTACGCGAATAAGCCTGAAAATATAGAGCGTATTAAACATTTAAGAGTCTGGCGTTATGTATTGATTGACCATAACAGTGGCGCTTTGCGTGTTCGCTATTATGAGTCAGCGGGTGAGACTCAAGCCATCATGTTTGATTTTTTAATGTGGTGTTGGAAGCAGCAGCAAGGCTCACCCTTTATGGGCGTTCCCCAGATTTTGTTATGGGATAAAGGCAGTGCCAATACTGCTAAGGCGATCACCAATGTGCTTACCGCGCTTAAAGTTAAAAATATCCCGCATGAGGCTGGCAACCCAAGAGCCAAAGGCGCGGTTGAAGTAGCTAATAACATTGTTGAAAAGCAGTTTGAAAGCCGCATTTTGTTTGAGCCTGTTGGCAGTGTTGCGGAGTTAAACGAATCAGTATGGGCATGGCAAGAAGCATTTAATGCCGACAAAGTGCCGGGTATGAACTGCAAGCATAGCCGTCACAAAAAAGCACGTTTTGATGTTTGGCTTAACATCTATAAGCCTGAGAATCGCGATTATTTGCGTATGTTGCCAGACGAACAAATATGCAGGCTTTTGCTTACTAGAACCGATGAAGATAGAAAGGTTCAAGGTGACTTAACCATCAGTTATGTACACCCTCGAACTAAATCAAAACTGGTCTACGACCTCGCTGACTTACAGCATATTAGTAATGGGATCAAAGTAACGGTTAGCCCCATCATAGTGGGAGATTCACCAGACTTACTCGTTGGTGTTAAGACACCATTGGACGAATTGGTGTACCACCAAGTTCAGCCTATTGAGTTTGATGTAAGTGGCTTTAGAGCAGACGGGCCAGTGATTGGCGAAGAACATGAACGCCATGCTGATACCCAAATCCAAACAGCGTCAAAAGAAGCGGATCGCCTCGCATTTCCTAACTTAAGTGAAGACGAAATTAAAAAAGCCAAAAAGGCCAAAGTTGCACCTTTTGAAGGTCGCTTGGTTGCGCATTCGCACCTTAAAGAGGTTGAACACGAAGCTCGGATCACGCCTAAAGGAGAAACCATCTCACCTGATAGCCCCATTGCACAGCAAATCAGTGATGCACCTAAGCGTAAAGGCAAAGTACTGGACTCAATCGACTTGCGCATGATGGTTGCCCAATGCTTAGGCCGACCATTACGAGTAAACGAGATTGACTGGCTAGCAAGTCAAGAAGTTGTAGAAACGGAAGTAAACAACGTTGTAGAGCAGTTGCATATGGGCATAGCGGAAACCCCAGTGCTGAAAATAGCGAGATAGCAGTTTGAAGATAACAAAGCTTAGCCATGTTTTAGAAGTACTGGGAGTTAAGCAAGCCCAAGTAGTAAAAGCGCTAAAAGCTAAAGGTTTCACCTTTAGCACCGCAAGTTTTAGCCGTGTATGCACGCATGCAGAGTGGCCAAAAACCTGTGATACCAATGCGTTACAAAAAGCTATTACAGAGTACTTAAAAGAAGCAGGCGCGACAGACCTGCAATTAAATGACCTTTTTAGTTGGTACGAACCAAACCAAAAAGTATCGCCAGAAGTAGATTATGAAGACCCGGAGCCTGAAATGTTAACCGCCAATGCAAAGAAGTTTTTTAAGTTACACCGTGACCCATTTGAAAATGAAATAGCGAGTGAAGCCGATGTATTTTTGATTGAATCTCACCGCATTATTTTAGAAGACATGCTCAGTGCTGCCAATGCAGGTAGCATGATAGCGTTGTTTGGTGAATGTGGTAGTGGTAAAACGATTATACGCCGTGCGTTTATTCATCAAATTCAACAAGATCACCCTGACGTTATTTTAATTCAACCCGCCAGATTAGACCGCCGTAAGATCACCGCTGAGTCTATATCAACAGCGATTTGTAGAGCACTACAAATTAAACATCGCCCCAGTGCAGAAGAACGAGACGCCGCGATTGAAGAGGCATTGATTGAAAGTGCCAATAACGGTCATTTACACCTGATGGTCATTGATGAAGCGCACGATTTAAACTCTGATGTTATTAAGTTGCTTAAGCGAATTTGGGAGCTAACCCATGGGTTTCGCAGGGTTATGGGGATTGTATTAATCGGCCAAAATGAGCTGCAAAAAAAGCTTAGCGGTCAATATGTCCGTGAGTTTACTTGGCGCTGTAACCAAATAAGGATGCAGCCGTTGGGTATGCAAGTTCCTGCTTATATAAGGCATAAGTTTAGCCGTGTTGGTATCAATGCTGATCGCATCTTTACCGAAGACGCAATGAGTGCAATCAAAGGCAAGTGTTATGGGCGTATTAAACACGGTATTGCTTTAGATGATATTGAGCTAGACCGCTCTTATCCTCTGAGCATTAATACTTGGCTTGCTAAAGCCATGAACCTAGCCGCTCAAATTGGCGAAAAGCAGATCACCGAAAAGCTAGTACAGAAGGTATAAGCCATGCAACAAGTTCAAATACAACTAACGGGCATGGCCCAAGTGCGAGTAAGTAAAACGGTTACTGTTTCTCAAGAACACGCAAAAACGTTATTGGCTGATGATGGCGCAATGCAAACGCTGTTAGCAAAAGCAGTAAATGCACAAGTAACTGGCTGGGATAACGTGTTTGGCCAGCGTGAAATCGTAGTGATCGCAGAACCAAAAGGTTTGCGTTGCTTAGAAAATGGTTGTGGCTGGGTTGGTGAAAGCGTAACGGTTTGCCCCAAGTGTCAGGGCGATAAATTTCATCAGTTTCAGGAGGTAACAAGCCGTGGATAAGCGAATTTTATATAAGATAAAAAAATGCTTAGCGTTGGCCAAATCGGCCAGCAATGAAAATGAAGCGGCAGCCGCTATGCGCTCAGCTCAAGCGCTCATGGATAAGTATCGTATTAGTGCTGAAGATGTGGGTTTTTCAAATATTAATGAAGCGAGTATTCCAGTAAGCATAAGTTGCGTTGTTACTTACAAGGCGAATTTTATTGGGCTGATTGAACGCGCGTTTGGCGTTGATGCCGTACTACGTAAGAGTGTGTTTGGTAATGAAATTCGCTTTATAGGCATACAGCCACAACCCGAACTAGCTGCATATTGTTGGGATGTGTTGTGGCCGAAGATGATCGCAGAGCGCTCAGCATATGTTGCAACTCAATCAAACCGTTGCAAGCGCTCTACAAAAATGGCTAGAGGAGACAGGTTCGCGGAAGGTTGGGTAAATGGAATTTATGCGCAAGTCACTGAGTTTGCGCGTACCGATGCTGAGCAACACCTTGTTGATGCGTATTACTCCAAACACTACCCAAACCTGAGTACAGCTAAAAGCATGACGCGTGGTAAAAAAGCTAATACAGGGAGTGCTACGCGTGATGGTTATAAGGCAGGAAAACAACATTTAATCAACCGCCCGATTAACGGCGAATCTCAACGACAACTATCAATGCAGTAGGTGAAGTGATGGAACAAGAATTTTATATAAATAGAAGCGGTTATAAAGTACCAGCAAGTAAGGTGAGCGACAACGACAAGGCGCAAAATGCGCTGGTGTTAGAGCTGGTGCAGCGTGCAAAGCAACTGAACGCAGAGCATGAACACTTTAAACGTGGTGTGTATTCGCAAGTAAACGACTTTATTGCTGATATGGCCCATAGCTACAACGTTGAGATTGGCGGAGCCAAGGGCAACATAACTCTGACCTCGTTTGATGGAAAAAGCCGCGTAAAAGTGGGAGTTGCTGACGACATAAGTTTTGGCCCCGAAATACTAATAGCAAAAGAGTTGTTTTTAGGTGTGGTAAATGGGTTGCTGGAAAAGCTAGACGACGAAGCACAGCTAATAAAAGACATAGTAATGAACGCGTTTGAAACCGACAAAGAGGGCCAGTACAGCAAAGCTAAGATAATGGAGCTGCGCAGTAAATACCGATATAGCCATAAATCAGACGATTGGGCCGCAGGTATGCAGGCAATAGATGACGCGTTTATTTTTGGCTCGACAAAAACATACGTACGGTTTTATGAACGCAACGAGCTGGGCGCATGGATTCAGATCCCGTTGGTTAGTAAATCTCTATAAAGGTGGTCCCCATGAAAATGAGTAAATCACGCTACATTCAATTGATACACGTAGGCCAAGGTCAACTGGGTTGGGATGATGACTTATACCGCTCAGTGCTGGAAAAACTGACTGGCAAAGAAAGCTGTAAGGATATGAATGTTACGGAGCTTAAAAGTGTTTTGGATTACATGAAAGAAAACGGCTTTAAGGTTGTTACCAAAAAGCGCAGTGGCAAAAACTCGCCAATTACCCGCGATAAAGACGATAAAACTCAGCTCGACAAACTGCGCCAACTTTGGATTGCGATGAAATATCGCGGCTATATAAAGGAAGGCTCAGATCAAGCGTTACTGAACTGGTCAAAAAATCAGGCAAAGCGCTTGAATAAGAGCGTGGCGATTGAGCGCTTGGAATGGCTACAGCCAAAAATGCTTAATGCGCTAATTGAACAACTTAAAAGTTGGTATGTAAGGGTAATGGCAAAAGACATGGACGAACTTGCACCTGACTTAAAAGCTCTTCCTTTATATAAGGAAGAGCAAGTGACAGCTCAGCGGTATGTATTTGACTATAGCGGCAAGTTTCAACGCTGTAATGTTGAACAGCTAGAGGCAGCTTTGAACTTCACAGGCCAAATGCTGGGTAAATATAGTGGGGTGCGTAATGTCTAATTTAGATCATGTGGAATTGGGCAAAGCATCTGAACGTGCTGAAGGTATGCTATTTACCATTTTAGAGTTAGTAGCCGAAGGAACAAAAGAGGCGCTAGGTGAAGACGAAGCAACTAAACTGGGCTTAGATGTAGTAGACACCGTGCGTACAACATTTGGCGGCGAATATGTTTATGTATGTAAAGGCCGTAAGCTGGATGCAATGCTCAAGAGCAATCAAATATGGGCCGAGTTTAGAGGTAACAACCATCGAGAACTTGCCAAAAAATTTGGCTGCTCAGTTCAGTGGGTTTATACGGTGATCAGAACCAAAAACATGATCTTATACGGTGATGCTCAGGGTGACTTATTTGAAGGGTGTAATAATAAAGGACAAGCAACATGCTAATAAAGGAAGAACAAGATCGAATAGCCCTTCATTATATAGCTGGGTTTTTAAATTCATATGGCTGCAATTCGCTAGATGACGTTGACGGCGCTTTACAGCATTTGATTGATACGGCCAAAGTTACACAGTCTCAGTACCGAAATGGCCAAGCTGAAAAAGCCACTTCAGTTAACTAA